TAAGAACAACTTAATGAAGTTTGAACAGATATTCTTAGGATTGGGAGCTGAAGTATTAGAATTTACTTCATCTGCACTTACAGTAAATCCTGATAAAGCAGTTCGTGATATGAAAAAACGAATTGATAAGACAATTAAAGATGTTAAGAAATCAGGTGACCCAAAAAAGATTGAAAAGCTTAAATTAGAACTTGGTAGATTACAATCCATCGGAGGTTCTAAAAAAATTGTACCAAATGAGGGAATTGTTTTTGTTTATAATGATAGTACATTTAAGTTAACAGGAACGTTTGCATCAGTAAATCAGATATTGGGTATTTTCTTCTAAAATTATCGGTTTCTCTATTTTTATATATTTATATACAACAATATAACCTAATGTGTAATAATGGGAAAAGAATTTAATAAAAAGTATATGCATCCAACTCGAAGAAAGTTGGTTGATATGGTTGAAACAGGTGAGTATGATAAAAATACTACTGTTGGATACACAAAAGCAGCTGAATCTCGTAATATAGGAGATAAGTGGGAAGATGATAATCATAAATTCGAAAAAAAAGAAGGATATACATTAAAAACAGGTAAAAATCACGAAGCGTTTCAAAAAATACGAGAATATCTTAAAGAAAAGAATAATTGTAAAAATGCTACATGTAAAACTGTAAAGAAAACAGATAACGATATAAGATTTATCCAAAATGGAGGATTTTGTATGAATTGTACGACTGAAAGAGAAACTATTCTTAGAGTAGAGAATGTATTCATTCCTTATCAGAATTATAAGATTTGGACTAAGATGATTATCTATGGAAAGCAAAAATTAGAAGAACTTAATCATTCTCTTACTCAAGTTAAAGAAGAATATGAATATGTTAACGAAAATGGTACTGTTGAAAAGTGGAAATTACCAAAATCAATAGATGAAGTAAAGTCAGAGATACAAGAAATGATTGATATCGGTAATAGAGAAATCGAAGAACTAGAAGCAAATCGATTATCTGTATTTAATGAACTAAAGGAGAAAAATTATGAACATTATCTTTAAAATTTTAAAAAAACACTTTAAAGAAGTATTAATAATTGGATTAATAGTAGTTATCTTATTAATGAGAGCTTGCAGTGGTGGTAGTGATTCCCCTAAAGATATAGTAAAAGTAGATGGAAAAGACTATGAGTTATTGGAACAAAAAATAGATACTGTTTTTGTTAATAAAATTGTAGAAGTACCCAAGTATATACCTAAGTATGTTGATAGAGTTGTTGAAAAGATAGTTGAAATACCAGCAGATGTTGATTCTCTACAAATCATAGAAGACTACTATTCTAAGTTTGTAACTAAAGATACTTTAAAACTAACTTATGAGTTTGCTCCTGAAATTGTAATCGATTCGATGGGAACAAAACCCAATCCAACATTAGGATTTGGTATTCTTACAGATACCATCACACAAAATAAAATAGTAAGTAGAGATATTGTATGGAATTTTGAAGTTCCTACAATATACAATACAAAGGTAGTAAAAGAATTACCTAAACGAGTATTTTATTATGGTGTTGGTGCAGGATTTGATAAAACTAACTTTATAAATAATGCAAAATTTGGTATTTTATATAAAGATAAGAAAGATAAAATGTGGGGATTGGATATTGGTGCATTAAATGTAAACAGTACGATACAACCTTACATTGGTGGTTCTATGTATTGGAAAATTTCATTCAAGAAGAAAAAATAGAATGGCTAAACAATCTTTAAAAGAAATAATAAAACTTGAGTATCAGAAATGTGCTGGAGACCCAATCTACTTTATGAAAAAGTATTGTATGATTCAACATCCTGTTCGTGGTAAGATACCTTTTCATTTATATCAATTTCAAGAAAGAACATTAGACCAATTCGCAAAACACAGATACAACATCATTCTTAAATCTCGACAAACAGGTATCTCAACCTTAACTGCGGGATTTTCACTTTGGAAGATGTTATTCAATCAAGATTTTAATGTATTGGTAATTGCAACTAAACAAGAAGTTGCTAAGAACCTTGTAACGAAGGTTCGTGTGATGAATCAGTATTTACCATCGTGGTTAAAACAAACAACGGTAGAGGATAACAAACTATCCTTAAGATACTCAAATGGTTCTCAGATAAAAGCAACTTCTGCAGCAGGAGATGCTGGTCGTTCTGAGGCATTATCCTTATTAGTATTTGATGAGGCAGCATTTATTGATAAGATTGAAGATATATGGGTATCATCACAATCTACCTTATCAACGGGTGGTAATGCAATTATACTTTCTACTCCAAATGGTGTTGGAAACTTTTTCCACAAAACTTGGGTGGGAGCAGAAGATGAAACAAATACATTTAATCCAATACGACTACATTGGAGTGTACATCCTGAAAGAAATCAAGATTGGAGAGATGAACAAGAGGTACTACTTGGGGTAAAGGGAGCAGCACAAGAATGTGATTGTGATTTTGTTAGTTCTGGTGATACAGTAATAGACCCACAACTTTTAATGTTTTATAAAGAATCATTTGTACAAGAACCAATGGAAAAGACTGGGTTCGATGGAAATCTTTGGAAGTGGGAATATCCAAACTATACCAAATCTTATATGGTTGTAGCGGATGTTGCTCGTGGAGATTCAACGGATTACTCAGCGTGTCATGTTATCGATATAGAAGAATCTTCTCAAGTTGCAGAATACAAAGGTAAATTAGATACAAAAGATTTTGGAAACTTTTTAGTTGCATTGGCAACCGAATATAATAACGCCTTACTTGTAGTTGAAAATGCAAATATTGGTTGGGCAGTTTTACAACAAGTAATTGATAGAGGTTATCAAAATACTTTTTATATGAGTAAAGATTTAAAGTATGTAGATACTGAAAATCAATTATCAAATAAATACAGAGCACAAGATAGAGGTTTAACTGCTGGTTTTAGTACAACATCTAAAACAAGACCTTTAATCATTTCTAAGTTAGAACAATATGTTAGAGAAAAATCTGTAACAATTCGTTCACAAAGAACAATAGATGAAATGTTTACATTTATATGGAATGGTAATAGAGCAGAAGCAATGCGAGGTTATAATGATGATTTAACAATGTCATTATCAATTGGATTGTGGGTTAGAGATACTGCACTTCGATTAAGACAAGAGGGAATTGATTTAACAAAACAAGCATTGGGTGGAATCGGTGCACATCAATTAGATGTTGGTGGAATGGGTTTTGGTGGTAATACTTCAATGGATGATGACCCTTGGAAAATGCGAGTTGGTGATAACCATGAGGATTTAACTTGGTTAATTAAATAATTATATATTTATAATATAAGGAGAAATAACTATGATTTCGATGATAGATTTAATAAATGAAAACGAAAACTACTGTAATGAGTACATAGTAGAAAACTATGATGATATACAAGAATTTTCGAAGTTCATGAAAGAATACAAATCTGATATGAATGAAGCTGAGTATCAAGGTAGAACAGTTAAACTTGGAAAACCAATGCAAGGTGATGTGAAAAAATTTAAAGTATATGTTAAAAACCCTCAAGGTAATGTTGTAAAAGTTAATTTTGGACATGGTGGTAGTTCAGCAAAGAAATCAGGAGAAAAAACAATGTCTATTCGAAAGAATAATCCAGATGCAAGAAAAGCATTCAGAGCTAGACACAATTGTGATTCACCCGGTCCAAGACATAAAGCAAGATACTGGTCTTGTAGAAAGTGGTAATAATAAAATAAAGGTTATAATTTAAAAATAGGAACAACATGGCAGATACTTCATTTTTTGGTAGGTTAACAAAACTCTTCAGAGCTCAGGCAGTCGTTACTGTCGATAAAGATGGTAAGAGAAAAGTTTTCGATACCGATGAAAGACAACAAACAAATCTATCCTCTTTAAGAGATAGGTACACGAAACTACAAAAAAGTTTTTTCGAACAAGCAGGTGGTGCTCAATCAATGGCATACCAACAAGTTCGTAGAGAAGTTTTTAGAGATTATGATGCTATGGATAATGACCCAATATTAGCATCAGCTCTTGATATATACGCAGATGAATCAACACTAAAGAATGAATTTGGTGATACTTTATTGGTTCACTCTGATAATCAACAAGTACAAGATATTTTAAATAACTTATTTTATGATGTTCTTAATGTTGAATTCAACTTATGGCCTTGGGTAAGAAATATGTGTAAGTATGGAGATTTCTTCTTAGGTTTAGAAATCGCTGAAGGTAAAGGTATTGTTAACGTAACACCTCATTCAGTTTACAACACAGAAAGATTAGAAAGAACAGACCCATCGAATCCAAACTCAGTAAAGTTTAAAATTACTGAAGACCCAAATGGAAAAGAACAATACGAAAACTTTGAAGTTGCTCACTTTAGATTATTAGCAGATACAAACTGGTTACCATACGGAAAATCAATGATTGAAAATGGTAGAAGATTGTGGAAACAATTATCTTTAATGGAAGATGCAATGTTAATCCATAGAATTATGAGAGCACCTGAAAAGAGAGTTTTCAAAATTGATATTGGTAACATTCCTCCAACAGAGGTAGATAACTATATGCAAAGAATTATCAATAAAATGAAGAAAGTTCCATTCATTGATAGAAATACTGGTGATTATAACTTAAAGTATAATATGCAAAACCTAACAGAAGATTTCTATCTTCCTGTTCGTGGTGGTGATAGTGGAACATCTATTGATAATCTTGCAGGATTAGAGTATGCAACCATCGATGATATTGATTATCTAAAAAACAAATTATTTGCAGCATTAAAAGTTCCTAGAGCATATTTAGGATATGAAGAAAATGTAAATGGTAAAGCAACATTAGCAGCAGAAGATGTTAGATTTGCAAGAACAATAGAGAGAATACAAAGAACAGTAGTTTCAGAATTATCTAAAATTGCAATTGTTCATTTATATGCACAAGGAATTACAGATTCTGAAATGACTAATTTTGAATTATCATTAGTTAATCCATCTACAATTTACGAACAAGAAAAAGTAAACTTATGGAGTGAGAAAATTAGATTAGCTCAAGATATTCAAGGATTAAATATGTTATCTAAGGATTGGGTATATGAAAATATATTCAAACTAAGTGGTGGTGAACAAGATGAACAAAGAGTAGCGATGTTAGATGATTTAAAAGATAGATTCAGATTTCGTTCTATTGAAGATGAAGGTAGTGACCCTGCAATGGAAGATGATGAACCAAGTGATATTGAAGAACAACTTGAAGATATCAAGAACGAAATAAAAGATAAAGGTGGTAGACCAAGAGAAGGTGGAACATATGGAAAAGATAAACATCCACTTGGTAGAGACCCACTTGGTGATAACGAAAGAACGAAAAAACGTTCAAGAACATCAGAAGATAAAGCAATTAAATATATCAATGGTATAGCGGCAAAACGAAAGTATTTACATGAAATGAAAGGAATGTTGGACGAAAACAACATACTAGACGAAGATTAATTAGGTTAACTTTTATAATTTTATATTTATAAGAGGGAAATTTTACTATATCATAATAGGAAAAACATAAGATGAGAAAAATAAAACATTCAAAATTTAAGAATACGGGTTTTCTTTTTGAACTTTTAACTCGACAAATTACGGTTGAAATACTCAATGGTAGTGAGGAAAAATCAAAAGGAATAATCAAAGAATTCTATGGAAGAGGAACTGAGTTATCAAAAGAGCTTAGATTATTCAACCTACTTATAAACGAAAAGTACAATACAGAATCAAAGGCTGAGAAGTTTATTGAAGCTATATTGGAAGCACACAGTAAAATAAATTATACTAAACTCCAACGAGAAAAGTATAATCTTATTAAGTCTATCAAAGAAACATTCGAAATTAATAATTTCTTATCTTCCCCGGTAACAAACTACAAAATTTTAGCTTCAATACATAAACTATTTGAAGGTAAAAAGAATGATATTCTTGATATTAAAGATGTATTTGATTCTAAACTTACTCTTGTTGAGCACATCTCATCAACTTCCCAAACTACTAAAGTAGCTAAACAAGATAAATTAGTTGAAGAATATAAAAAACAAGAGAAAGACCTTCGATTGTTGACATATAAAATTCTTATTGAAACTTTTAACAAAAAATATACAACTTTAAATCAATCTCAAAAAGGTTTATTAAGAGAATATATTAATAATGTTACCAATACATCTAAGTTCAATGAATACTATGAATCAGAATTAATTAAAACTATCACATCTTTACACGAAGCGTATAAAGGTATGAAAGATAAGATTACAAAAATAAAGTTGAGAGAAACAATAAATGTTTTGAAAAAACAGAAAATTGGTAAGAAAGTTACCGATGAACAAGTTTCAGCTTTAATGATGTCTTATGAGTTAATTAAGGAGATAAAAAATGTCAATGGAAAAAAATCTTAATAAATTCTTAGATGAACTAATCCAAGAAGTAGAACACGAATTGGATGAAATGACAGGAACTGGTGCAGTTGGTGGGTACAATACTCCTGCTGCATTTTCTGATGGTGGTGCTAAAGATAAAAAACGTAAGAAAAAAATTTCAACTCAATTTGGTATGAAGATAGTTGGTAAGATGGATGAAGAGCTAAATGAAGCTAAATCCAAAAGACCAGTAAATCGTTGGTTAGAATTAAAAAACGATGAAACAATGCATCCTCATAAGAAGATGGCAATGGGTTTAAAAGAACTTAAGTATCAACTTAGAGAAACTGAAAAGTTTTTCAATTGGTATAATAAAATCAAAACAATGAATGAGTTGGATTCCAATCAGTATTGGAAAAGAACAAACAAACATATTTATAAGATAAAGGAGAGATTGGTTAATATCGCTCGAACTATACAGGAGATAGAAAAATGAAAATAACAAGAGAAGCATTAAAAAACATAGTTAAAGAAACTATGATAGAAGAATCGGAATATCAAGAGTTTTTCAAAAGAGCTTTAGAAAAAGCTGGTAAATCTATTCCTAGTATGTCTGATGAAGAAAAAAAGAAATTCTTTAACAACATAGAAAAAACTTGGAAAGGTAAAGGAGCAAAACAAGAACAAGTTTCTGAATTAACAGATGCTCAGAAAAAATTACCACCAGCACTTCAAAAAGCAATAGAAAAAAAAGAAGATAAAACGGAATCAGTTGAGGAATCAATTAATGAAGGATTTGCAACTTGGGAAATGAGTTTTTCAGATATGAATCTTAATGGTGTTAAATTATCTAAGAAGAATAAGTATAAAGTGAAAGCAAGAAATACAGTTGAAGCAATTAAGAAAGCTGCAAAAATGGCTGGATTAAAAGGTGAAGATTGGATTGCAACACAAACTAACTATTTAAAGAAAATAGGATAATAATAATATAATGACTAAAAAAGAATTATATGATATAATCAATGAAGAAATCGTTAGTTTTAAAAAAGGAGAACTTAACGAGAAACTCAACGAGTCTGATAAAGATTTAATAAGAAAAATCATCAGACAGGAAGTATCAGCAATCTTTTTTGATTTATTTAAACGAAGAAAAACTTGGGGAGCATAATGGGAAATTTATTAATAGAAACAAAACTATTCGAAGGTAAAGTAAACGAAGACGAAAGTGGAAGAACTATCGTTAAAGGTATTTTACAACGAGCAGGTGCTGAAAATCAAAATGGAAGAATATATCCAAAACAAATTTTGATGAGAGAAGCTAAAAAATACGAAACACTTATTAAAGAAAGAAGAGCACTTGGTGAATTAGACCATCCAGATTCTTCTGTAATCAACCTAAAGAACGTATCTCATAACGTAAGAGAGATACATTGGGATAACGATGATTTAGTAGGAACAGTTGAGATATTACCAACTCCAAGTGGTAACATCTTAAAAGAACTACTTAAAGCAGGAATCCTTTTAGGAATATCATCAAGAGGTATGGGTTCAGTAGAACCTCTATCAGGTGGTAAAGTTCAAGTAGGTGAAGATTTTGAATTGATTGGTTGGGATTTTGTTTCTAATCCATCAACACATGGAGCATTTATGACTCCGATGAACGAATCTGTTAACAAACAACTAGTAAAACAAGGTGAAGTTTGTAACGAGTGGTGTAAATCACAAGATTTGATGAGAGAAATTATAACAGAAATAACTTAAGTTATGGCATTTAATGTACAGGACTATATGTCCAAAAATAAAATTAAACTTGGGAAAGTAACCCGAGAAGTTGGTACTACTCCATATAAAGGTGGTCACAACGATATTAGAAAAACTAATTATGAAGTTAAGATTACCGAAGATGGTAAACTTGATTTATATACACATAAAACGGAGACAAAGGAATTATGATTAAATTGACTGACCTTTTAAAAGAAGAAGAAACATACACAGCAATCAATAAAGATAGTGGTGCGGTTTCTGTATTTAAATCTAAAGATGCAAGAGATTCTGCAGTAAAAGCAGGTACTCATGATAAAAAAGATGATAACGATTCTAAAGGTGATGATTCTAAAAAAGATACTCCTAAAGTGAACATCTTTAACAAGGATAAAGAAGAACCTAAAGGAGATGAACCTAAATCAGAACCATCTAAACCAAGAGCTGGTAATCCTCAAGTAAACAAAGTTGTTCGTAAAAAAGCACAAAGTTTAGGAGTTACACCACAGAAATTAGGTAAAGAAGAATACGAAAAAAGAATGTCCCAAGCAGCTGTTGAAGCGTTAACTGATGCAAACTTTCATTCTGAATCAAGAGCTCTTATTGCAGTTTTAGAAGATAATCCTGAACTTGCTAAGAATCCTTCAGATGACCCAAACAAACCAGATATGTTCTCAGATGAATATGATGAATGGAAAAAAGGTACTGCATGGGGTTCATCATTTGGTGATTCAAGTGATGGAACAGATGATATCGCTCATTCAGCAACTGGAGAATCATCTTGGGATGGACAAGAATCAATCGATGCAATTGCATTCGATTTAAAAATGAATGGTTCACATAAATTAGCAGCAAAAATACAATCAATCTTTGATGAGAAGAATGAATCAACAACATCTATTGCAGATATGATACCTGAATCAGTTCAGATTAACGAAGGAACTCGTTCTCAAGTTGGTGTAATTGGTAGAAATGGTAAGATTATTTCTGCATACGTTCACTACGATGGTTATCCATCAAATATGAAACCAGGTTTAAAACATCACATGAAAAGTGATAAAGATGTTCTTAAACTAATCAAGATGGGTGGAGCAAGAGGAATCTTTGATGATAAGGATATTGAATATTACAAAAATGGTCAACCAATGAAAGGTGATTCCAAAGATATTGAATCATATATAAAAGATGCCGATAGAAGTGGTGGAGCAGAATTTGTATATTTATACAATATGAAAGATAAGAAGTGGTATTACGCTGATACTTACAAAGATAGTAAACTAAAAAAATTATTTTAAGGAGAAAATCATTATGAAATTAATAGATATAATGAACGAAAGTTCAATGAATGAAGCACCATATAAACAACCTGATAAGAAACTTGTTAAAGTTGTAAAAGGTACAGTTGGAGCAGTTCAGAATGATATTGAACTTATTGAAGAAATGATTGATGAAAGTGGAATACTAGAAGCAATGGACCATTGTAAAGATGCTATTGATAGATTACAATATCTTCATAAAATATTAAAAAGAATTAAATAATAGGAGAAACTCATGATTAAATTAACCCAAATAATGAATGAATCAAGTGAGGAAAAAAAAACCCTTTCTAATGAAGTTAAAAAACACTTCTTAGAAATCGTTTCTACATATAACAAATACCAAGAATCTTTAGATAGAAAATCTGATATTCAAGAAATAGCAGAAACTCTTGGTGGAATTACTGAAGCAGCTAGAACATTAGCAATACATGAAGGTGATGATTGGTTTGATAAACACACTATCAAGCGTAATATGAGTGAGTTAGATAAGTTGGGTAAACAATTTGATAAATGTGCCGTAGAAGCTAAATCATTAGACCAACGTTTAGGTGGTTTATATGAAGATATGGGTAATATTCTATCAAGATACTACAAAATGGGTGATATTACCGAAGAACAGATGAAAGAACGTTTAGGAATGAACGAATCTAAATCAGATTGTGGTTGTGGATGTGGTGGAGTAACTGAAGGTGGTTGTGGTGATAAATCAACAAATGAATCGGAAATAAATGAAGAACCTGTATCAGTATCAATGCGAAACGATGATGGTTCTATAACAACTACACTTAAAGAGGATGAAAATCCATGTTGGGATGGATATGAAATGGTTGGTATGAAAAAAAAGAACGGTAAGGAAGTTCCTAACTGTGTTCCAAAAAATGAATCAAATGAGCAAATTCCATCTTTGCAAGAATTATTAGGATTATAATATTATGACTATGAACGAAAGTATGTTTTCTCAAATTGACCTAATAAGACAAGACTCTAAAGATGTTAGAGATTTTGTAAAGAAAGTCTTTTCCGATAGAGAGTTTAAGAGTATGAGTAAAGATACTGATTTCATCAAATATCTTAAATCAATATATGAAGGAGTATCATCAAATGAATCAGTTGTTAACGAAGCAAACTTACGATTAAATAAAAAAGTAAAATCTGAATTAGATGCATATCTAAAGGGCACAAAAATAAACTCACCAGAACATCAGCATGCAATTATGATGATTCTTAAAGGAGCACTAACTGATGCTAACTTTCATAGTGAAGCAAAACAATTACCTAAATTCTTTCCAAAAGCAAAACAATCAAAATACGTTGGTACTGCAATGGAGGGTGTGATTGAAGATAAAGGTGCAGCATATTCTAAAGCAGCAAAATGGGATGGGCATGATATTATTGATGCATTTTCGTTTTATACTTCTATGACAATCGGTGGTTCATTCGGTAAAAAATTAGAAACCCTAAAGGAATCAATTTCTGAATCAGTAAAGGTAAACGAAGCAGAAATAAAATGGAATGCAGTTGATAATGCAATCGTTAGATATATAAAACAAAATGTAAAAGTTTTAGAAAAACCGATTAAAGCAAGAGATGAAGCTGAAACTAAAAAAATGTTAAAAGGGTTTATCGATGGATTAGTAAATGCTCAAAGAAGTTTAAATCTTAAAGAATCAGTAAACGAAGCTTATGTTGTATTACATTCACCAAAGAAAGGTGTAAAGCCAGTAGCAACTGCTGCATATGCAGATAAGAAAGATGCTGAAAAATGGGCGAAGGATTTAGGTGGTATTACAATGATAGTCAAACAGAAAATCAAAGGTATAGATGAATCAGTAAACGAAGATAAATCCGAAATAAAAGGATTAGTAAAAAAAGTAGGTAATAAAGAAACTAAGTTTTATGATATACTTACTACGATAGAAGAGAAGTATGGTAAACAAAAATATAGAATTTGGTTAGAAAAATCTCTAAAAGCCTTTGGAAAAAATCCAAAACATTATGATTATAGAACTAACGCAGCTGCAGAAGAGGCACTATATCAATTGGGTAAGTAAATTATAATAATATATACTTATACATAACAAAGTTATATTTAAATTAGGAGAATGAGCAAAAAATTACCAATAGTATCAGTACAGGTTAGAAAAGGAGATATCAACCGAGCACTTAAGATATTTAAAAAACGAAGTATGGATTCTGGACATCTTATGGAAGTAAGAGAACGAAGATACTACAAAAAACCCACAACTGTTCGTAGAAGAGAAAAACAATTAGCTGTTAGAGAACAACAGAAAGAAATGATTCTTGAAAAGATAGAAGGTGGTGATACTACACTAA